CTTTTGGTTTCGAGGGAATCTCTGCGTCTTGGCAAATCTATAGAGTCTAGGAGTCCCGTTTCCTCTCCTGATGAAATTATTGAGAGTGAGGAAAAGCCCAACGGTGAGATAATTAACCACAAGAGAATGGGCAGTGGCAGAACTCCAGGGACTTTGAATAGGACTGATGAAGATAGATTAGCCATTGGAGAATTAGCTTCATTGGTTGGTCCGACTGAAGCCGCGGAATTAACTGGAGCTTCAGTATCGCAGGCGCACGCATATGCTCATGGGTTTAATTCCACTGGGCATAGGAATCCGAATGAGGAGCTTGGTAAGGGCGTATCAAATTCTATTGAAGCTGTAAAAGAGCGAGCCATTGCAAAGATTCTGGAGTGTATGGACCAGATTACTCCAGATAAACTAAACAATCAAACTCCAGTGGCTATTTCCCAAGTAGCTGCTAATCTCTCTAAAGTCCCCGCAAACTTAGAGAATAAAGTGCCGGGCGGCATCAATACATCTGCTCAGGCCACAGTAGTAATCTATACCCCGCCAATCTCCGAAGAATCACGTTACAAAACTATCAAAGTCTCATAATCTAATACGGAGCAAGTATGCTGGGAAAGATAACTCGAATCCTTGAAACAAAGGGTTTTGGTTTTATTTGGAGTCCCTATGAGGAGAAACATTTCTTCTTTCATAGAGATACAGTCTCAGAAGAATCCCCTGTGCCTTTTGATAAAATGAAGGTGGGTAATACTGTTTCGTTCGAGCCTTCATCTAAGATTATCAATGGAAATGAAAAGGGTCGGGCTGAGTCAGTCATCTATATTCAATGACACCTTAGGAATATTAGCATGGCAAAAGTAAAGGGACTCTCATCGGATAAGTTCTTAGCTAATATCAAGACTACTACTAGTCATGCTAAGAAGCCAAAGAAGATGAAGCAGTCACATCATAGTGTGGCAGCGGCTATTAAACCTGGTAAGGGTTTCAAATCATTCCCTCCGTTTAAGGGATTCTAAATCTTGGCTCTACAAGAGAGAGTTGAGAATGGCCAGCTAGTTCAGTTCTGGAAGCCATTCAAGACTCAAGAGGACTTCATTAAGATACCAGATACTGTCGAGGAGAGATTCTTCGGTGGTATGGTAGGCGGTGGTAAGACTGATATCTTAATCTATATGCCAGTGGTGCGGGGCTGGTATCAGAATAAGAATTTCAGAGGACTACTCATACGTCGAACTTATAAGCAATTAGAAAAGTCTATCATACCTAGAGCTAATGAAATCTATAAGAAGCTCGGAGCTATATATAATATTAACGAGAAGAAGTGGTCATTCCCTAGTGGCGCAATCATTTGGTGCACATATCTAGAGAATCGTAAGGATGCTGAGTCTCACGATACCAACGAGTATCATTATATTGGTATAGATGAATTAACTCACTTTGAGGAATTCCTCTATATGTATATGATGTCTCGGCTTCGTTCCACGGACCCAACACTTCCAGCTATTCTAGCATCAGCTAGTAACCCTGGAAACATTGGACACGGTTGGGTAAAGAAAAGATTCATTGACCCAGAGATTGAGGGGCATGTAATTATTCATGACCTGCGGACAGATACTAAGAGAATGTATATCCCTTCATCTATTAGGGACAATACATATCTTATGGATAATGACCCAGGTTATCTGAATCGATTAGAGAATCTTCCAGAGGCTGAGAGACGAGCTAAGATATATGGAGATTGGGAAGCATTCACCGGACAAGTATTCGATGAATTCATTCCCATGCCTGACCCGTTTGATAAGACTCGGCCCTATCACGTTTGCAAGCCGTTTGTTATTCCTCCCTATTGGCCTAAGTTCGTTTCGATTGACTGGGGCCATCAGCATCCAACTGCTATTCTTTGGGCTGCACTGTCTCCAGATGGAAGGCTATACATATACAGAGAGTTCCTCAAACATAAACTTAAAGTCTCCGTTTGGGCAAATGAGTTTGCTTTACTTTCGGAAACTGATGGAGCATTTAAGTTTGTTAAGATGGACCCTTCGGCTTGGCAGGAGCGCGGAACTGAGAATACAATCCAGCAAGAGTTTTGTAAGTATTCTGGTTATACCGTAAGCAAAGCTGATAATGATAGACTCGGCGGAAAGATGCTAATCCATGAATACCTACGGACTAAACCTCTCCCCGCTCGGAAAGTGGATACATCTCTATTCTCTGTGGAACACGCTCAGAGGATTCTCCGCACGTCTGGCGAAGCGGCTTACAATACCTACATGGATTTATTCTTGGAGCGGCCCGAAGAAACAAATCTCCCCAAACTCCAAATCTTTGAAACGTGCACAGGAATTATCCAAACGCTCCCTCTATGTGTTTACGACACAGACGCCCACGGAAAGAAAGCAGAAGATGTAAAGAAGTGGGATGCTCAAGAGGATTCCCAAGGTGAGTTATCTATGGGTGATGACCTATATGATGACTTGAGATATCTATTAAAAGGTGTAGATAAGTATATTGAAGAATCTAAGGATGGACAGAATACTGCTATCAAAGAGGCACAAATCTATGAAAAACTACAGCGAGATGGGAATCATACAGCGTTTCAGCGAAGCATGGAGCTTTTTGATAAAGAGCAAGAATCCCAATCAGGTGTATTCAGACTTGCTCGCTCTAAGTATCAAGTTAGACGCCCAAGATACTGACATTAGACATCAAGCATTATTAATGACGGGATTAGAGGAAAGACTGACTGAGCTTGAGGAAACAGTTAAGATACTTAATCTAAACTTAACTAATCAAGCTACTAGAGCAGTTAAACCTACTGAACCTGAAAGTGCAATGTTAGGAAGTAGAACAGTTGACTGGCGTGCGAAGAAGAAAGAACTCGAAAAGAAATACTCTAATAGAGATAAAGTCCGTGAAGGACTGGTTGAAGAAATCATTAACTCGACTGACGTGTTGGATAAATGAAAGAGGAGTCGGCCATGACTGAAGCTGTTGCAGTTCATCCGAAAGACCCAAAGATTGCTCTGGACCCAAAGGCTGCACCGCCGAAGCGGTATCGTAATTCCGATGGTCAGATTGTAACGAAAGATAAGGATGGCAAAGAAGTTGTAGTTACTCCACTTCATGAAGTTGATTCTGAAGTGACTGTATCAGGCAAAATCGTTGCAGTTGGAGAGGGAACAATTGGAGATGATTACGTTGAATATGTTGATGTAGCAGTCAAGGCATTAACACATTCTCCAGTTCCAACTCTCCAGTATCAGATTGTCAGAATGGATTCTGAGAATGCAATTGAAGTAGTTCCGGGTTCTCAGGTTCGTGAGCGGGAAGCAAAGGCAGCTAAAGAAGCTGAGGAAAAGCTGGCAAAGGATAAGGCGGAAGCGGAGAAGAAAGCGCAGGAAGAAGCACGAAAGATTGCTACTCAGAAGTAAACTCTCAATCTCAGGAAAGTAAACAGGAGAAATCAAATGCACTCACGTCTGGTTTTGCTTACATTCTTGGATGGTCCTAGCGGTGGGTATCCGGATAATACTTTACCGACTCCTCCAGTTTATCCGAGTCATGGATTACCGGGAATTCCAGTTGACCCTGGATTTGGTGTTCGGCCTCCGGGAGTTGACCCCGGTTATGGTCAGGGACATCCATTCCCCGGACATCCCTCACATCCAATCCATACTCCGCCAGTATATCCGAGCGGCCAGCCGGTATTTCCTCCGGTGACTATTGATAACACTCTGCCGGATTCTGGAAATACTCAGCCTCCCCAGATTTCACTCCCGATTGTTCTGCCTCCGGAAATCAATCCTGCTCCGCCCGATAAGCCTCAGCGATTTGAGCTGAAGTATTCGGTGCGGTATGGTTGGGTTTTAGTTCCGGTTGAATCAGCGGAACCCAAGTAAGTTATTAGGCATGGTGGTATTCTGTTTTATCATAAACAAATAGAATAGGATACCATCATGCCTGATTTCTCTTGGAATAATATTTGGAATGCACTTAATCCTGGTGACTTACATAAGGATTCTGTTTCGGGTCAAGATATTGAATTACCTAATCCACAGCCTAGGCTCATACCTCCTAAGCCTAGAACGTGGATGGATGCTATTCAAGACCCAACTAAACCGATTAGAGATTACTTTCATAATCAACAAGATGATTACTCTGGCCCTACTTCTAATCCTAGTGGGGAATCTAAATTACCTACGGATGCTTTAGGTTTATTCTCTCAGGATTTTAGTCCTGAAGGTGCGAATCCTCTTGAGCATGGTATTAATCCTGGGCACTTTGCGGAAGCGGCTACTCCATTAGTTCCAAGAGAATTACTTAAGAAGCGTGCGCAATCGATAGCTGATTCTGCTGAAAGTGAATTTAAGAACTATCCTAACCTTAAGCAAGTGGTTCAGGATATGTCAGAGAAGCATCCTTATGTAGTTGGCAATCTTAGTAGGATAGAACCAAGTAGGCAGAGAAATACACTCGCAGCATTCTGGAGTCACGATACTCCTTACACTGCTGAAAATTTAAGACAGATTATTGAAGACCCAGCAACTACTGCTAGCCAGCATCCTAATTCTACTATTAGAAGTCTTGCTGGTTCTATGCTTAATACTACTGCTGAGGAGAGAATTAAGAAACTTGGTGACTTAGGTGGCTTTGGTGTAATGCCTCGTATTACAATTGGTGGTAATCAGGAGACAGTGCCAATTGCTCAGAACTATTCAACGATGCGGCATGAACTTAGCCATGCTAATGATTATATTTATAGACCCGGAGATAAAGGTGAGTATCATACATATCCGGGTCCGGGATATTGGGTATCACGTCCAGAGGTTAGAGCTAGAGCAGTAGAGAGAAATTTTGGGCGTGACATGGGAATTCTAGATGCTAATAAAACTAGAGGTAATCCAATCAGCGGATTTGACCCATCAGAGATTGCTGATTTACATGACGTTGACCCGAATGTCTTTCATGAATTGAATGCACTGAGAGAACGCTATGGTGATAAGATAGCTGCTGAATTAGCTACTGGTTCTCAGCGTGGCGGAATGTTATCTAAGTATGGAACTAATAGAGTAATACTTACTCCGGCTGGTCAGGCTAGGAAAACAGCAGAGACTAGAAATATAGCGGCTGATACTTATAATCATTTCTTTGCTTTACCCGGCAATAGAACTCAGGCTAGGCTTAAACCACCTGAGAAGTTTGATATTCATGGAATCTCTCAAGGAACATACTCTCCTTCTGATATCTTGAAAGACTTATTCTAATGGCTGATACCACAGGATTAATGGACCCTTCTCTAGAACCAGACCAATCTCAATTTGGTCCGGACGGCAGAATGATGCCGGGGCAGACTAATGAATATGGCTCACCCGAAGCTCCATCGTCTGTGGTTGATTTTAATCAGCCCGGAGATTCTGTTCCTCCTGATATGTCTGGCAATATTCCTGGGGACGCTAATCCTCCCGTAGATGAGAATCAATCACAAGCATTACCACCGAGCGGGCCACAGGTTGATAGTTCTGTTAATCCAGAATTAGAAACTGCTATTTTAGCTTTGATAGATGAGTTTGATAATGAAGAACAGATGGCGCTTGAGTCTCGCGCTCGTCTGCTTAAGTTGCTTGATTATTATTGGCAGGGAGTTCAGAACATTTTCTGGAACGACACTGTTGGTAATTATAGTGTTCCTCAATCTATTGATTTGGATGATAATGAGGAACTACCGAAAATCATAAACATCTATAAGCCTTATGGGGAAGCAATCATTGCTGCATTGTCTGCGACGGTTCCGAAAGTTAGGTTCTTTCCAGAGGATGCTGACTCAGAAGAAGATGTGCTTACGGCTGCTACATTCACGAAGGCATCTAAGAAGATTCAAAAGGATAATGGTTCGGAACAACTGTTAGCCAAAGCTCTCTTTGTATTGTGGAATCAGCACTTCGTAGCCGCTTACATTTATCCAGATACGGATGCGAAGTATGGTCAATATTCAAAGACTGAAGAAAGTCCTGTGGAAATACCTCAGGATAACTTCATATGTCCTCGATGCGGTAATCCTTTGCCTCCTCCTTTACCTGCTAATCCGGGATTGGGGCCATTGGGACAAAATCCGGGCGATACTAATCAAGCTGGTCCACCTCAAAGCATGAATCCTGCTGGTCCAGTTCCACCTGACCCAAGCCAGCAACCAACAATTTGTCAGAATTGTGGATTCGTTGGACTGCCATATAATGATATTCAAATTGTTCACGATACGGTTAGCAAGTTAAAGAAGGCTAACAAAACTAGAATCTGCATTGACTTGTTTGGTTCACTCAATGTTTATTTCCCAGCGTGGGTTAAGTCGTTTAAGGATTCTCCATACCTTGCGTTTGACGAAGAAAAGGATGAATCGTGGGCTATCGAGAAATACCAGAATAAGAAGGGAGAAATTTCTGCTGAGGGCGATACAGGGCAGTATCAGCGATGGGCAAGACTTCCGCAAATTGTTATCGGCGGGACTTATGCATTAGTTACAATTAAGAAGCGATGGTATCGTCCATTTGCTTTTAATCGTTTGAATGATGACCAAGCTCAGTTATTAAAGACTACTTTCCCTGAAGGTCTTTGCGCTACGAAAGTAAATGATGTTCTGGTAGAATATAAGAATGAGAATGTAGATGATGTGTGGGAAGTTACAGAGAATCCCATCTACAATTCTATCTACGCAGAACCTCAAGGTAGAGCAATCGTTGACATTCAGGATATGATTTCTGATAACGTTAACATTGTGAGTGATACTATTCGATATGGTATTCCTATTACATTCGTTCGTTCAGATGCAATCGATACTAAGAAATTAGAACAGACTCGCGCTAGACCCGGAGATATGGTTGCGGCTAAACCATCTTCGGGTGGAACTTCTCTGAATGACCAATTCTTTCAGACTCAGATGGCGCGGCTCTCTGACGAAGTTCCTGGATTCCAGAAGCAATTAGAATCCTATGGACAGTTTGTCTCTGGTGCATACGCTAGTATTTATGGCGGAGCAATGCAGGGTGGTGGTGGAACTTTAGGAGAATATGAAACCTCTCGCAATCAATCATTGCAGAGACTCCAGTTAACTTGGAGAATGGTTTCAAACTTCTTCATTGGAGTTCTGAAGAAAGCATCCTATCAATACTTCGACTCAGTTGATTATGATGAAGTAATGGTTGAACCGAATGGAAATTCATTCAAGAATACTTACATCAAAT